AAAACTATTGTAAAGATACCTTAAGTTGGGATGAAATTATAAATGAACTTTGGAAAGCTGCTGATGAAAATCAACATGTTAAACAAAACTTACCTGCATTTTTTGTAACTCACGAAGCTCATAATATGAAAAAAGTTAAGTCTATTTTAAAAAAATTAAAATTAAAACATGCTCATTTATACATTTCTCTTACAAAAAACTCAGAATCATTTGGTAGGCACTGTGATGAAGATGATGTTTATTTTTTATTACAACAAGGAAAAACTCAATGGAATTTTGATGATGGCACCTCTATAATTTTAAATCCAGGGGATCTTATTTATGTGCCAAAAAAAATATATCATGAAGTAATATCTTTAACACCTAGAGCAGGTTTATCAATGAGCGCATAATGACACCAAAACAATTTGCAAAAAAATATTTAATAAATCCAAAATGGCCTAAGAGTAAAAATTCTACATGGGATGTTAAAGGCACATTAAAAAATCATTCAAACAAAGCATATAAATTTGATTTAAAACCTTTAAAACCTGTAGGACAAACTCAAAACTTATTTGGAAAAAAAGGTTCTTTTAAAACAAAAGCAGAAAAAATAGTTTATGATTATGATAATAGATTAATAATCGTAGATGTAGAAGAATTTCATTTGTATTTATTAACCAATAAATTAAATAAAATTTATCTAAATGATTTAATAGAAAAATTAGAATGGACCATATTAATTATAAAATCGTAGATAATTTTTTAAAAAAAGAAGATTTTGAATATTTAAAAAATATAGTAACTGGAAACAATTTTGGATATTTTTTTCAAAATAAAACTGTGTGTGAAAGAAAACCAGATGATGACAATTTTTATTTTACACATAATGTTTTTAACGATTTAGTAAAAAGTAAATTTTTTGAAGACTTTAATAATATTTTAATATCTAAAATTGAAATGTTTGTTTTGAAAAGAATTAAAGTAAACTGCTACCCTAGAACTTCTAAAATTATTTATCATGAAAAACATGTAGATTATTATGTCCCACATAAAGGTTTTATATTATATTTTAATACTTGTAATGGGTTTACAATTTTAGAAAATGATATTAAGATAGAATCTATAGAAAACAGAGCTTTATTTTTTGATAGTAGTAAACTACATAGTAGTACTAGCTGCACAGATTCTAAAGCTAGATTTAATGTTAATATAAATTATATATAATGAAAGCAATAAAAACACATACATATAGTTACATTTATAAAGTTAAAAATCATAATAAACATAAAAAAGAAATATTAAAATTAGTTAATAAAATTCCTTTAAGGCCTTTAAACCAAGGTAATGATAAAATTACAAACACTGATTGGCATATTTCAAAAGACACAAGAAGAGAATATTTTCATTATATTTTTGAAAATATAATGAAAGATTATGCTAAAGATTTTTCAGACACTTTAAAAGTGTATAACTGTAGAATTAGAAATTACTGGTTTCAACAATATAAAAAAAATGACGTACATGCTTGGCATTCTCACGATACTCACTATTCAGTTATATACTATATAGAACTTCCAGATAAAAATATGAAAACAGAATTTAAAGATATAATTACAGGTAAGGTTCAAACTTTTGATGTACAAGAAGGAGATATCTTTACTTTTCCAGGACACATGATACATAGATCAAAAGCATTTAAAAGTAATAAAAGAAAAACAGTTGCTGTTTTTAATGTAACACATGATCAAGAGTCTTAAATTATGAATTTAAAATCATTAGAATATATGTGTCATCAAACTAGAATTTGTAGACATCCTGATATAGTTATGACATGTGAATTAAATATAACACAACATGAAAATTCTAAAGTAATAATGGATCATTTTAAAAAAAGATTTTCGGATGTTGAGCATACACATATAGCTTGCGGAGATAATATATACGATAAAAAAATTTTAGAAAAATTAATTGATTATAAAGAATTTAATTATTTAAAAATGAATGTTGAACAATTTACATTACACTTTCCTTTTTCATATCCTTTTTTATTTGTTCTATTTAATAAAGAAGAAAATTTAGAAAAATTAATCGAACAGGTAATTTGGTTTGCACATAGAAGTGAATATGGTAGTAGGTTTGTGTTTAATGATTGGAAAGAAAATAATTTAATTAATGATATATTAAAAGTATATAATTTTAAACTTGTTGATAAAACAGATACAACAATTTGTTATGAAAGATTTAAAAAACAAACATAAAGACTACTTTGGTATTTATCCAAATGTAGTTACAAAAGATTTTTGTAAAAAAGTTATAGACAAATATGACTTTTACGAAAAACACTATAGTGGCCAAGGTGGTATTAGTAAAAACGATCTTAAATATTTTGCAAATAGACAGGAAGAAGAAGGTGTCGATAAAAGAGATAAAGATGGTGGAACACTTTTTTTATCACTAGATGAAAGTGATTATATCACTGAGTTTTGTAATAAAACTTGGCAGTGTTATAGAGAATATGAAAAGCATTATCCAGCAGTGAAAATGGCTGCACGACATAAAATGAATAATTGTACAAGACTTCAAAAAACAAAAATAAGTCAAGGATATCATGTATGGCATAGTGATGGTGCTGCAAGAGCGACATCTGAAAGAATTTTAGGAATAATACTTTATTTAAATGATGTGAAAGAAGGTGGAGAAACAGAATTTTTATATCAAAAATTAAGAATTAAACCTAAACAAGGAACATTAATTATATTTCCAACCTCTTTTCAATATGTACATAGAGGAAACCCACCTTTATCTGAAGATAAATATATATTAACTAGCTGGCTTTCTTATGTAGATTGATATATTATACTATCAAAAAATAAGACTACCAAAAGAATCAAAAACTCTATATATTTAAGGCTATGGCACTTAAAAAAGTCAAATTTGCAGCAGGTTTTAATAAACAAAGCGTACCCTCAGCTCTTCCAGGACAATGGGTAGATGGCGACTTTGTACGTTTTAGATATACGGCACCAGAAAAAATAGGGGGTTGGACACAACTTACACAAGCTAATGAAACTTTACCTGGTGTAGCTAGAGCTCAATTAGCGTTTACTAGTTTAAAAGGTGAACGGTATACTGCTATTGGAACATCTCAAGGTTTATTTTTATATTACGGAGAAGCTTTTTACGATATTACTCCTTTAGACACGGCTATTACTGGAGCTACCTTTGATACTTTTTCTAGCCAAAATAATGTTACAGTAAATAAAGTTGGTCATGGATTAGAAGTTGGAAGATACGTAACGTTTACATCGGTTACTCCACCTACAGGATATGTAGCAACAGATTTTACTACAGGAGCTTTTGAAATATTAACTGTTCCTAATAATGATACTTTTACTATTCAAATGAGAGTCAACGCCTCTGGCGCTGCCTCTGCTTCAGGATCAGCTAGTATTAATCCATACGTTGAAGTAGGACCAACATTTCAAACAAAAGGCTACGGTTGGAGCACATATTTATGGGGCGACTCTACATGGGGAACGGAACGTGGAACAAGTAATGTAATTTTAGATCCAGGTAATTGGAGTTTAGATAATTTTGGAGAAGTATTGGTTGCAACAATATTTAATGGCAAAACTTTTACGTGGGATGCAGGAGCGACTAATCCACGAACGATAAGAGCTTCACAATCAACTTCAGGTTTTTCAACATCTGCTAATCCGACTGCTAGTAGATTTACTTTGGTATCCGACAGAGATAGACATTTATTTCATTTAGGAACAGAAACAACTATTGGTGACTCGACTACACAAGATCCAATGTTTGTAAGATTTTCTAATCAGGAAGACCTTAACACTTATTTACCCAAAGCTACTAATACTGCAGGAACATTTAGATTAGATACAGGAAACAAAATTACTGCAGCTTTACAAGGTAAAGATTATGTATTTGTATTAACTGATTTAGCCGCTTATGTTATTCAATTTGTTGGTCCACCATTTACATTTAGTGTTAGACAAGTTGGAACTAATTGTGGATGCATTGCTCAACACGCAGCTAGTTATGTTAATGGTGCGGTATATTGGATGTCGGGTGAAGGTGGATTTTTTATGTACGATGGTACAGTTAAAGCTTTACCATGTCTTGTAGAAGATTTTGTATTTACTACACGTAATGGAGATTTAGGAATTAACTACGATGCAGCTGCTACAGTTTTTTCAGCACCCAACACTTTATACACAGAGGTAAATTGGTTTTATCCTAAAGCAGGATCTTTACAAATAGATCGATGTGTAACTTATAATTATCAAGAAAATTGTTGGACCACTTCTTCTTTAGATAGAACCACCTATCAAGATCAAGGTGTTTTTAATTTACCTTATGCAACAGATTATGAAACAACAAGCACTCCAGTTTTTTCTGAAATATCCGGCATTACAAATAAATACGGAGCATCAATATATTACGCTCATGAAATAGGAACTGATCAAGTTAATAGTTCAGGGACTACAGCAATTGCAGCATTTATTAGATCAGGAGATTTTGATATTGACGATGGAGAATTATTTATGTCAATGAGAAGATTTATGCCTGACTATAAATTTTTAGTTGGTAATTCAAAAGTAACTTTGTTTATTTCTGACTTTCCTTCTGATATTCAAACAGGGTCTCCACTCGGACCTTTTACAATAACCAGCACTACAGAAAAAGTAGATACTAGAGCACGAGGAAGATTATTATCATTAAAAGTAGAAAATGATGCTGCAGGACAAACATGGCGTTATGGTAGTTTTAGAATGGATGCTCAGCCAGACGGGAGAAGATAATGACAAAAAGACTAAACATTAAAAAAGCAATTAAGAAACCAGGTTCTTTAAGAAAAGCTTTAAAGATTAAAAAAGGCGAAAAGATACCTTTAGATAAATTAAACAAAGCAGCTAAAGCAAAAGGCAAGTTAGGACAAAGAGCTCGTTTTGCTAAAACTTTAAGAAAAATAAATAGAACATAATGGCAAAGTTAACTAATTATATACCTGAACCAAAACAAGATTATGATGTAGAAAATCAAAGACAGATTATTGAGTCTGTAACAACTATGAAACAACAACTTAATTTTTCTTTTCAAGAAGATTTAAAAAACGAACAAGATGCATTTAATTATTTTTTATCATGACAATACAATATAAAAATCAAGGTTTTAAACAGGCAGATACAAGTAAAGCCACAGTGCTTACTTGTCCTACTACTGGAGCAATCATAGTTAAAAGTGTTTATTGTGCTAACAATGATGCGTCATCATCTATTTTAGTAAACATGAATTTTGTAGATTCATCAGACTCAAATACAGAATATGAATTTTTTAGAGATGATGTACCTGGTAAATCACAAGTAAATGCTTCACCTCAAGGCTTGAATTTAGAGGCAGGAGATGCTATAACGGTGCAAGCAGCTACAGGTAGTAATAAAATACAAGGCCTGATAAGTTATGCTTTAATAAACAGAGAGAATGAAAACGGATAATTTAACAAAAATAG